CAAAGCATTTAAGCAGGAGGGGCTCGAAGTTCAGAGTCTCCTGTTCACGAAGGAAAAGTTTCCGGAAGCCGAGGCCGCCGTCGCGTGGGCGACGGATCACGGCTTCGTTGCAGGTGAGGCGGTCGCCGAAGACGCGAATTGGCGGATCGAGCAGTTCACAAACGACCGCTGCGAAGTCGACACCCACGAACAGTGGGAACTCGATGAAGGAGTCATGGCCGACGGCTGCAAGATCGCGGTCGAGGAACCCGCGGCCGAGGCAGCGCGGCGCCGCGCGAGCGGAAAGCCGGCGATGAAGTTCATCACGGCTCAGGTCAAGCGCGGCGGGATCAACACCGCGCAACGGTCCGTCGAAGGATGGGCGTCGCTCGAAACGCTTGACCGACACGGCGAGCTTATGCTCGCGAGTGCCTTCCGGAAGCACCTCGAGAAGTATCTCGCGAACCCGGTCCTCTGTTGGTGCCATAACATCATGGCGCCTCCGATCGGCCACACCGAGATCGAGATCGTCCCGGAGAAGGGTCTCCGGCTGAAGGCGTTCTTCGCCTCGACTCCGTTCGCGAGGGAGATCTTCCAGCTATTCAAGGACCGCGCACTCCGCGCGTTCTCCGTCCAGTTCATGCCGCATGAAGTCCGGGACGCGAACGACGATGAGAAGGAGAAGCACGGGGCCAAGCTCGCGCGCACCATCACCGAGGCCGAACTGTACGAGATCTCGCCGGTCCCGGTACCGGCGGTCGCGTTCGCTCTCGCCGGCAAGGCCGCGAAGGGCCTCGTCATGAATGCGTGGGAGCAACAGTCGCTCGAGATGTTCGGAGCCCGGAAGGCCGACGGAGATCCCGCGGATCCGCCGACGGATCCTGACGCCACTCCGACCAAGGGGGCCCGGGAATCCCTCGAGGAGATCGCGGTCCATACCGAAGCGATCTCGACGATCGTCGCCGACGCGCTTGCTCAGGGGCCCGACGACGCCGATCCCGACAACGCAGATCCGGACGACGCAGATCCCGCCGACGGGAGCGGAGAGTCGACGCCGGAACAGGACGCGGAACTCGAACAGCTTTTAAATAGTCTTGGCAACGCAACGCCGCAGGCCTAGTTCTAGGGCTCAGGGCAAAAACAGAACGGAGGACAAACAGTGACCAAATCACAGATGGACGCCATGCTGAAATTGCTCCGGGCGATCGACCAGCAGCTTAAGAACCCGGCGGTTACGCCGGAGCATCTGCAGAAGCTCTCGGTCGATATCGAGGAGCGGATCAAGAAGGGATTGCCGGCCGAGGCCATGCGACCGCTTCATGCGGACCCGAGCGGGCTCCCCATGACGGAGAAGCGTAAGCAGTTGAACGCGCAGATCCGGTTCATGCTGAACTACAAGTTCGCGACTCAGGCTCCGAAAGAGGAGATGAAGACGCTCGGACTTGGCGGCGGCGCCGAGGGCGGGTTCCTCGTCCCGGAGGAGTTTATCGCCGAGGTCGACCGGAAGCTCGTCAAGGTGGCTGTGATCCGGCCGCTCGCTCGGGTTTTCCCGGGCGTCGGCAAGAAGGGATCACTCCCGCGCGAGACGGGAACCGTCACGATGATTTGGGAGAACGAGAACGTCTCGACCGCAGAGACGGGGAACCCGAGCTTCGGAAAGATCATCTGGAACTTGAACAAGCTCAAGGCGTTGACGAAGCTCTCGCTCGAGCTATTCCAGAACGAGAAGATCGACATCGTCGACCTTCTCACCGACATGATCGCGGAGCAGGGCGCGCTTACCGAGGACGCCGCGTTCATGGGTGGATCCGGAGCGGGTCGTCCGACCGGACTCCGGTTGACGCCGGGCTACACGACGCTCGCGCAGGTTGGGGCCAACCTCGCCTACGATGACTTCGTGAACTGGAAGCACTTGCTCGCCTCGCAGTATCGGCCGGGTGCAACGTGGCTCGCGCACAACGACATCATCGCGCTTGCTGCGAAGATCAAGGACGTCGACGGACGTCCTGTGTTCCTGGATCTCTCGCTGTTCGCCGGCCAGGGCACGAACCAAAGCATCCCTGCACAGACGGTCGGGTTCATCCTCGGTCTGCCGCTCATGGAGCAGAACGATATCCCGATCGATCTCGGCGGAGGCTCTGACGAGTCCGAGGTCATTCTCGCGAACCTCAAGAAAGCGTACTGGGTTTTCGACGGTGGGAACATGGAAATGTCGACCACGTCGGAAGGCTTCGGGACGTTCGAGGAGGACGCGATCGCGGTTAAGGGTCTGAAGTTCGTCGATGGTAAGGGCGCGAATGAGGACGCCTTGGTCGCCGGTACCGGCGTCAAATAACCCAGGCTAACAACCCAGACAAGGAGGACTGCGAGATATGAGTCAAGAGAAAGGAGTAATCGGAGGCGGGCACCTGGGCGAACAGCTTCACCGAGAGGTCGGGCTGGTTCCGATAGTGTTGACCGCAAGCGCGAATGGTCCGGACATCGACGGACTCGGGAAAGGGACGATGATCTTCGGGATCAACCTCGGGACGTTCACGGGAACGCCGACGTTTGACGCTAAGGTTCAGGAGTCCAGCGAGGGAGGCGGCTCGGGTTACACCGACGCTGCGGCCACGGATATGTTTCCCGGGGCGGGCGTGGCGATCGCGCAGCAGAGCGCGGGCGATCAGCTAATCGAGATCATCGTCGACACCGCGAAACTCAAGCGGTACAAGAGGCTCGTCATCACGATCGGCGGCGGCTCGCCAGTGTGTCCGACGTCCGTGCAGGTGACTTCACACCCGACGGACCGTCTCCCGGCGGCGTAAGGGAATAGTCGAGAAGTGACAACCGACGGCCGGCTCGGACCCCGCATTAAGAAGGTCAACGCCGGGGAAGTGTACGAACAGCCGAACGAGGAGCGGGCGAAGAAGCTCCTCTCGTTGACGCCGCCCGTAGTCGAGAAGGCCGGCGACAAGGCCGACGTCACGAAGAACCCCGGACAGAAGAAAGCGCGCGGTCCGAAGGTCACGACCAACGACACCGGCGACGAGCCCGAAGACTCGAAGGACTAAGGACGGTCGATGGCGGCATACGCAACGGCCGCTGAGACGGCACGATTCGCCGGGATCACGGAGCCCACGGACAAGCAGCTTACGGCTATCCAAGAGGTTCTACCCGGCGCGTCGGCACAGATAGACGCATGGACGAAGACTTGGTGGGACAAGCGCGCCGCTACGTTCAGGACGAACGCGGCCGAACAGTTCCAGCACAATCTATTTATGCCGGCGAAGATTCTCTCGATAACCTCGGTCAAGATCGGGACCACGAACCCGACCGTCGTCGATCCCGGCGACTACACCGCGTTCAATCGGTGGATCCGCCGCAAGGCCGGGGCCTGGACGCGCGAAGGCCTGGCGATCGAGATCGTCGGATACTTCGGGGAGACGGTAGTCCCGGAGGATATCAAGCTGCTGGCGAAGGCCGTCGGCGCGACAATGTCCGGGCTCGCGAAGAAATCATACATCACGGCCGACGGGATCCAGGCGACGGTCAACACGACCTCAATCCCGGAGTGGGCACAGAAGGTGATCGACTCGAACCGCTTCGACCTCATGGTCCCGCAACCCTTCGTCTTCTCCTGATATGAGCCTATACGTCGACGCGATCAACGGACTCCGCGACGTCCTGAAGGCGGCGACGGTGAAGGGGCAGCCGCTCGACTATTTCAACGGCTTCTGGTTCGGCGAGGACGACATCCCGACGGACCATGGATTTCCGTATATGTGGATCCACCTTGACAACCCCATGATGCGGGAGTTGTGGGCCGCGGCGAGGAATCTCCGGGGCGGCGAAGTAAGTCCGCTCGTCGATGTCGGCGTCGAGAAACCGAGCGGCGAATATCCCTACGGACAGACGGGCGGAACCCGCGGGATCCTGACGGTCGTCTCGGACGTTATGAACGTGATCGACAATAGCCGCGCGACGATCCTCGCCGCGAGTACTAAATTAATCGACATGAACCTCGACGTCCGGAATACGCAGCCGTCGGGGCAGGGCACGTGGACCGCTCAGATCGTGGTCATAATCAAACCCCGCTTCCGAGCGGGCGACAGATAGGAGGAGCCATGGCAGCAGAGGGAACGAACAAGGCCATCGGCGCAAACGTCGGAACGACGAAGGCGTCGCTGGGTAAGAGGACGATCGTCTACAAGGGGAGCGATACGACCGTGAGCGCGAGCTTCGGCGGCATGTCGACGCGATTCACTCGCGGCGTTCCGCGGGAAGTCCCGGCCACTCTGGCCGAGTCACTCCTGAAGCAACCTGCGAAGTTCACCGCAGATCTCGCCGAGAAGATCGACGCCGTTGTCGATCCCGCGAAGGCGAAGGCCGAAGCGGACAAGCGCACCGCGGCGACCGGAGGTAAATAACAATGCCGGCATTGGGACACGCTAGTTACATCGGATTCGCGAAAGAAGCAGTGTGGGCGACGAAGATCGTTCCGCCGACGACCTTCCTCGAGTTCCTGAGCGAGAGCGTTCAGGTTACACAGGAGGAGAAGATCGTCCAGGGGATCAACAAGACGCGCGTTCGGACGAAGCGGCTCCTCGGGGCGAAGATCGCCGCCGGCGACCTGACGTGGGAAGTAAACCCCGAGGACGGGATCGGGGAACTCCTGAAGGCGCTACTCCCGGCCGAAGCATTTACGGATGACGGCGTAGGGAACGGAGGCCAACACGCTTTCACCGTTGAAGGCGGAACGATCCCTCCGGGTCTGACGTACCAGAAGCACGTCGACGGGAACACCTACGACTATTACGGCGGTCGCGTTTCGAACATCAACTTCACGGCGGCGCTCGGCGAGATCGTCCAGGCGACGTCGTCACTTACGTTCAAGGACCGCGACGCCGGGAGCGAACAATCGCCCGTCTACACGGAACAGAACCCGCTGATCTATCACACGGGCGCGATCGAGATCGACGGCGCCGACATTGCGTTGACCAACTTCACGCTTGCGATCGACGCCGGCATGAAGGCAGACCGTCGGCGGCTCGGACAGCGCACGATCCTTCAGCAGCAGCCCGGCTCCGTCGCAGTCACGGGACAGTTCGGGACGTACTTCGACGACGAGACTCTGATTGATAAGTTCCTCGCCGGCACAGCCGCGAAGCTCATGCTCGACTTTACCGGCGAGCTTATCGGGACGACGCTCCGCCGTCTCCGGAT